GCGAAGCTCTTGGACTTATTGAAATGTTGAGAGATAGACTAGCCTCGCACAAGCGATCAGAACTAGAGGAATCGCAGGAGCGTCAAGGACTAAAGGAACCGCTCGAGCGAACTGATTCAAGTGAGTCAACCCTGAACATCATAGCCAACGTAGATAAGGATGATTAGATTCGCACGTACCCCACATACCAGTAGTGGTGGTGGGGGTATGCCTTAGCAGACAGTAGTAGGAGGAGGAGATAGGGATGGTTCTACATTTATTTTTTGCCTTAATCACCCTTACCCCTTTCTGTGTAAACATACTTCTGTACCTCCCCTACTAGCTTTTAAACACGTTATTGCGTATTGACACAAGTAATCTATAAGATTACAATTTCTTTTGGGGGAAGAGAGAGATAGTGTCGAAAGAGAGAGGAACCCCTTTTTCTTTATAGCAAATGCAAGATATTGCGCTACCCACGTTTAACATGTTATATTTTACGGTATGCCTTTATACAATTACATATGTAGCAACGAAGAGTGTGAGTCTAAGACATTTGAGGTACTAACTACTTTTGAAGAGACTACAGAGCGTTGCCCAAAGTGTAAGGAGACCACCAAAGAAAGAGAAAGCTTTTATCAATTCTCGTTCTATATGGATTAATATGCTTACAGAAGATAGAGATATGTTACTTGAGAAGTTAGGTTTTAAACTGACTGAAGAACAAGTAAAGATACTAGACCACCCTGCACGTATTAAGTTAGTTGCAGGTGGAGAGCGTGCTGGTAAATCCTTTATGGGTGCAGTACATATATTATCTAAGTTCGATGAGATACAGGACAATGGTATTATCTGGTTAGTAGCCAGAGACTATGAGAGATGTAGGGCGGAGTTTGAGTACCTACTTGATATGCTTGGACGCCTAGGTTTTTTAAAGTCTGCGTCAAAGAGATTAGATCCAGGAGAGATACAATGTGTAAATGGTATACGTATCAAAACTAAGTCAGCACAAGACTACAGATCTCTAGCGATGGAAGCTCCCGATGGTATAGTTGCGTGTGAAGCATCACAGATAGACTTTGAATCCTTTCTTAGATTGCGTGGACGTATTGCTGAGAAAAGAGGTTGGTTATTCTTAGAGGGTACATTCGAGGCAAGTCTTGGTTGGTACCCGTCTAGATATGATGCATGGCAAATACACCCTAACCAAGATGATGGTAAGAGTTTTAGTTTACCGTCATGGTCTAACTCAATTATATATCCAGGTGGTAGAGAAGACCCAGAAATTAAAAGCTTAGAAAACTTACATAGCGACACATGGTTTATGGAACGTATGGCAGGGAAACCATCACCTCCTAAAGGTTTGGTACATCCTATGTTTGATGTTTCTGTACACGTAACTAATGATTCAAAATATGTTAAAGGTGAACCTGTATACCTATGGATTGATCCAGGGTATTCAAGTATTACACAGAGTGCATATGCTGTAGAGGTTGTACAAAAGATAGATGATCAGGTGCGTATTATTGATGAAATATATGAAAGAGAAAAAACTACAGAAGACATTATAGAAATTGCACAAAATAGAGAATGGTGGCAAGATGTAGATTCAGGCGTTATAGATATTGCAGCACACGCGCAATCAGAAAGGACGACCTGTTGATGTGTGGTGGCACAAAGCTAGTGTGTCAATGATAAGTGAAAAGGTTGGTGTAATGGATGGTATAGAAAGGTTTAATACTTTTTTAAAACCTCACCCAATTACAAATCAACCTAATGTGATATTTAACCCACAATGTCGTGGTATTATATCAGAATTAGGCGGGTGCCAGAATCCTTTTGACGGACAAGTTCATGTGTATACATGGAGAACAGATAGAGCTGGTAACGTAGTTGGTAGAGAACCTAGAGATTCTTTCAACCACGGAGCTAAAGCTATAGTATACGGTCTTGTTGTTAACTTTGGTTATGCAAGACTTGCTAAAGAAAAACAAAAAATTACTGTAAAGAGATGGTAGATGGCTCAAATAGATAACTATTTAGATAAAATTAAACGAAGATTTGAAGCCGAAGGTTTCAAGCAATCACGTAAAAGAATGGAAGAAGACTATTCTTTATATCGTATGAATCAATTTGATGCAGGCGAAGGCTTTCAGTCATACACATCTAATACTCCTCGTGTTCTTGCAGATAAAATTATGGCTTACCTTACTACATCTAGCATGGTAGTTAGAGTTCCACATGATGGTAAGAACGAAGAAGACAGAATCATTGGAGCTAACAAAGAGAAGTGGGTAATTGGTGCATTAAATCTTGCAGATGAAAGGTTGCTTAGAATGGGTCAACCTAATATACGTGAACAATTATCATTTCATATAACATTACGTGGGCATTTTGCAGGTAGATCTGTATTAAATACTAGACCTGATGGCTCAACATATGTAGATATAACTGCATGGGATCCATTGCATGTAATTTACGAAATGGATGATGAAGGTATTAGCTGGATTGCACACAGAAAGAAAAGAACTAGGGAGTCTATTAAAGCTATATACAACATGGATGTATCTGCTCCTGAACAAGAAGCAGAAGAACAAGGTATTGATGTTTGGGATTATTACGACAGAGAAATAAACTGCATTATTATTGATTCGGGTGGTCCTAAGTTTGCAAAGAAACCTACTAAACACAATGTGAAAATACAAGGAATGCCATGCGCACCTTGCTTTGTGGGTGTAGTGGGTCCGCAACCATACGTACAGGGAGACCTATCTAGTGAATACACATCTAGAGAATATGGTGAGTCAGTATACGCGGCAAACAGAAATCTATTTGAAGACTATAACTTTGCTATGAGTTCAATGAAGACACTTATGTCTAGAGCAACACGACATCCATATGTAGTTACAAGTCCTGACGGATCAGCAACATTAGAAACTGACCCATGGAGAGATGGAACAGAAGTAGATTTACCATCTAATACAAAAATTGAACTACTTCCTGAGATAACTATGCCAGCAAACACAGGTGATTACATTGGTTTAGTTGCATCTGAATTGCAACGTGGTGGATTACCAAATGTTGCGTATGGTGAATTACAATTTCAACTTTCAGGATATGCAGCAAACTTATTAAGGTCAGGTGCAGAGCATCAAGTACAACCTAGAATATATGCTTTGCAAAGTGCATACCAACAAATATCAGAAATGTTATTAGCGCAATTTGCTACTGGTGATTATGGCAGTATGGAAATGCGTGGCAAATATAATGAACTTAAAAAATGGTTTATGGGTCCTATAACTGCTGAAGACATAGCTGAAGGTGGACCTATACAGATAGCAATTAAACCGCAGATGCCACAAGATGATCCACAAAAAGTAACTATGGCACAGATGATGAGAGAAGGTCCAAACCCTCTTGCTCCTGACGTTTGGATATGGGATAACATACTTGATGTGCAAGATGTAGAAGACTTTAAAAAAGAAATAAACGCACAGGCAGGGGAGACATTAGATCCAAAAGCAGTTATGATAAATGTTGTCCAAGCACTTATGGCTAAAGGACAAAAACAGGAAGCTATGGTTTATTTGGATATGCTTAGAAAAGCAATGAAAAAGGAACAACAAGAAGAAACCGCAATGGATGTGCAGTTCCAAGCAATGATGCAACAGTTTGGTGTAAGTGGACAAGGACCTGAACAAGCTGGTCAAGCTCCACCTCCGCAAGGTATGCCTCCAGAAGGTATGCCTCCAGAAGGTATGCCACCACAAGGACCTCCTGGTGTTGACGCCACAGCAGTATCAAGTGCAGCGCAAGGATTCCCTCCTGCGCCACCTACTGAAGAACCAACGCAAAATGTTGCGCCTGAACAACCTAGACCTGGTGCAAGAAACGAACCAAGACCAGAGGAGTTAGGTATTTAATGCAATATTTTATAAACATAAGAAGAGCTGACGGAAGTACATACCCTACAACTGTAGAAGCAGAAAGTTTAGCGGAGGCTAGAAGAAAAGCACAAACTTATACAGAAAGTGGAGAAACTGTAGAAGATGTAACACAAAACACATCGCAAATAGGTACAGGCACTCCATCAACAACAACAATGAATCAAGCTTTTGCTTCTGGTGCAACGTCATTAGATGATTTATATAAAGAGTTTGAAAGACAGCGTGCAATGCCTCAGGCAGGTATTAATCCTGCTACAAGTGGTGTAGTAGGAGAAACAGAAAGTTTTACTAATCCAATTAGGACAACAGGGTTAGAAGCAACAGGTGCTGGATTTCAACCAGGCGCAGAAACAGAAATGAGATCTGTGCCAAATCAAACTAGAGATGTAAGTGACGTTAAACCAAATATTCCGCTTGGGTCTGGAGGAGATGGTGGAGATGGTGGAGATGGTGGAGGAAGTGGAGATGGTGGAGGAAGTGGAATAGGGGGACCAGGTCAAGATATGTCCTATATGTTTGGTAATAATAATGAAATATTAGACTCAGGAGAATCAACAACAATTAGCGGGTTTGATAATTATTTAGATAGATTTTTATCAGAAAATGCAAGAACATCTGGTTTTGCACAAGCTGTTGATAGATTAGCTCCTAATCAAGGGTTAGGAAGAAGTGTTCTTTATCAAAGCGGACCAATAGGTCAATTTTTTGCAGGATTAAAAGATGAAGCAGAAGCAACTTATATGGCAGAAGATATAGCTTTTCATGTAGGATCTAAAGATAAAGGATTTAACACAAAAAATACTGGTGAAGATTTTAAAGCAAACAAAACATTTGATCAGTTTTCAACTGAAATATTAAGCAACGATCCTTCACAATCTATGTATNTTAAACAAAAAAATGCAGTAAATTCATTGTTAAGAGGTTATCAAAAAGAAAGAGANGATGGAGATAAATGTAAGCGGAAAAGGTATAGCAACTTCATTTACCGACAGAAGTGAAAACGCAAATAAAATAGTTANTTTAATTAGAGGTATGGCAACACAAGAATATGGAGGAAACTATACTAAATTTGTAAATGTAGACACAAATTCATTATATGATGCATGGATGAGAGATTCAGCCAATAAATTAAGAGCTGAAAATCCAAATCTTGTAAAGTCAGATCAAGAGTTAGTTACTGGAGCAAGCGCCGAAGCAGATAAAAACAGAGTATCCTTTTTAGAATATACAGCTAATGCATTTGGCGTAAAAACAACCACAAACCCACCACTAGGAACAGCACGTAGTTCGAGTTTAGCAGGATCAGGAGGGCAATAAATGGCAACATTTGAAGAATTTACAAGTCAATTTAACACAATGAATGAAACTGATCCAGGAAGTGTGTTTAATAGATTTTTAGAAAATAATCCACAAGCAACATTTTATAGTAGCCTACCGCAAGGAAACATGAACCAAGTACAAAGACAAGCGTCTGGTGATGTTTATAATCAAGCTATACAGGATTATTATGGTGAGCTTGGTAGCAGAATACGTCAAGGTCAACAACCTACTTTACAGTTTCAAGAATATTTGAAAGACTTCCCATATACGCAAAGATTTGCTCAAGCAACCCAAAGATCTAGAGATATGGGAAGACAAAGAGTTTCACCTAGAACTAGAAGATTGTTTTATGGATAATGGTAAACAACAACAAAAGATTTTTTCAAGATAATACTCCACCGTCAGATCCAGGTGATATAGATCCAGAGGATAAGTCGTTTCTTAACTATGCAAAACGACAAGGTGGACCACCAGTTATAGGCGAAAGCGATTACAAAGATCCTTTTCTTCAAGATACAAAAGATATAAATAAAAGAATTACCAAAATAGAACAACAAATTCCTCCCGCAGAAACAACCATGGAAGATAACGCATGGATGAACGTAGATCCTCAATTTGAAGAAAAAAGAGCAATAGCAACTCCAAGAGAATACAAAACAACTTTAGAAGCAACACGACATATTGCAGATATATTTGATTATGAAATTTCTGCATTGCCAGAGAATAGACAAAAGGAAATGACAAAATTAAAAGATTTTTTTTTAACACCACAAAATACAATTGGTATGAGTCCAGATGAAGCTGCAATAAGATATTTTGATGAGGGCAGTAAAATTGCAGGAGACAGATCAAGAAGTCAAAGAAGGTATGTAGAAGGAAAAGTAGAAGTAGATTGGAAAAAAACTTTAGAGGAAAGTCTAATAAAACATGGTAATTTTTTAAATAAATATGGAAGTTTAGCTGGCGAAAGTTTAGGAAAAGAAATGCTAATTGAAGGTCATCGCCGACCATCAGAAATAGCATTAGATGTAAAAGATTTTATATTAGATGGACCTTTTTCAATTGCAGGTGGTTTAGGAATAGCTAGATTAGCTGGTAAAAAAGTTGGTTTAAAACAGATAGTTGATACAACTACAGGAAAAATTACGTATCAAGGTAAGTTTATGTTTGGACTAGGGCGTAAAGCAAGCAAAATAACTGTACCTGCTAATCCTTTTTTTCCAAAAAAGATACCTTTAACAAAACTTAGAAACTTACCAGGTTCTGTTAGATTTTTGCAAATTTTAGGCACATACGATATATGGGTAGATCCGTTTACAACAGGTATCTGGCAATCAGAATTATTAAAAGATCATCCAGCATACGAAAGAGCATTAATCGCTCATAAAGCTATGTATGGTGATGGTTTTATGTCAAAAATATTTCAATGGTGGAGATTAAGTACAGCAAATCATCATTCTACAGAAGGTCAAAAATTAGCCGCAGCAGTTGATGGTTGGGATTTTATGGGAATGGATATTGAACCTGGAGAATGGCAAGGTATATTAACTGCTGGAATAATGGGAGCATTATACAATGCTGGTGGTAGGTTATTTTCAAAATTAGGTAGAAAATTTAATGAAAAAGCTTTTTACCAGTTAGCAACTGGGCAAGGAATTCACTCAAAATATAGCACAAATTTAAATAGAATATTATTAGAAAAATACACAAACAAACATTTAAAAGATCTTACAACTGTATTTGGATCAAGATCAGGGCAAGTGCAAGATTTTCAATATAATTTACAAAAATATAAAATTACTCCTGAGGATGTATATCCAGACAAAATAGATTATAAAAAATTTGGTATTGAATCTAATTTAGATGTTGATACTGCATATGTTTATACTATTGATGAAAGGATGCCTATAAACAAAAAAATGGTTGATGCAGTATTAGGTTTTTGGGAAGGACTGCCAAATTTAAAAGGTAATAACATGTTAAATTGGCTTTCTAATCCATACAGAACAGTAACACGAAACTTTCAAAATATTATACATTGGAACACACATCCAGGAGCAAGATGGCAGAATATAGATTTAAGTAAATTGTATATAAAACCAATACAATTGCAATTACCTAAAGCAAGTCAAGATTTAGCTACAGGTAATGATAGTATTAGTAAATTATTTAAAGATATAACGTCAACATTTAGAGGTGGAACAAAACAACAATATGATGCAGCAGCTAAACTATTGCATTTTACTTCAATAACACAAAAAAAGAATATTACTTTAAATGAGGCTATAAAAGAAAACATTAAAGTTATAAAACAAAATGGTTATGATTATAATCAAAATCCTGATGACCTTACTCTACAAGATAGATTTAAATCAGAACAAATTCCTATAGAAAATTATGCATTAGTTCCTCCAGCAAAAAGATCGCAAATATTTAACTCCATCATCAATTTTGGAACAGATAATTTTGGAGAAGATTTTTTAACTAACATGATAAAAACTCCAAAAAGCTATACTGGTCAATTTTTATATAAAAGTTTATTAAAAAATTACCTTAAACTTAATAAAAATAATTCAGAAGATGCTTTCAAATTAGCATTATCAACTTATGGTCTTGATGAATATATAGGTATTGCAAAAAACAAAACTGTTCCATTTGAAACAATATATGCAAGTATGCGTACTTCATACATGGGTTACACAATTAGTGTAAATGACGTAATGGCTCTTGATGATATGGGCAACACTTCAGTTTTGCATAACTTTACTAAACCGAATGTAATTGGAAATAGAAAATTTTATTTTTCAGAAAAGTATGTAATTGAACAGGTTCCAGGACAAGAAAAATATAGATTAATTGATCTTACAAATATAGAGAAAACAGAAATAGTTGGAGTCTTTGATAATGCACAAGATGCTCAAGCTTATGCAAATCAAGTAGATCACAAATTAATACCAAATGCTTTAGCAGGTGATTTTTTTGTAAACAAACTTGATAATGGTAGTTCTGCAAATGTTGATTCATTAAATTCATTAGAAATACAAAGAGCATTAAATAAATCTGGATACAATGTAATAGGAAGAGCTGGATACATAAATGATGAAAAAACATTAAATCTTGATTTTAAATTTTTAGATTCTGGTTTAAAACAAAATATAATTAATAAGTTAAGTAAATATCCTAATTTGAGTATTACTGATTTGACAAAAAAAGGTCTTATGAGCGAATTAGATCAAAAAGATTTATTTGTAGAAATACAAAAACAAAAGTTTTTACGAAGTGAATTCAATTGGGATGCTGCGTATGCAAATCAATTTAATGGTTATGATGCTACAGGTATTGCATCTGTAAAATTTAAAACTGCTAAAAGTCCAGATGGAAGCGATGTATTTAGTGTAAGCGAAATAAAAATTCATGATGATTATTTAACAAGAAATAAAGACGTTATACCTCTTAGTAAGACAAAAGAATGGAAAGAATTCTTAACTATGGTTGATAATGTTAATAATTTTAACAAACAAGGTAAATTGTTTGATAGAGAACAAATTGGAATTTGGAAAGAGGATTTGTCTTTTGTTTTAGAAAATTATAAACCTTCAAATGTTAAATTTAAAACTATTGACGATATTGATAAATATTTACGACCAAAAGATGATTGGATAGGTGGAGATCCTGTTACTGGTCAAGGAGGTCGCCCAATTGAAATTTCTGATGACCCTATAGGTCAAATTAACCAAGAACAAAAAGAAGCTTTGTTAAGATATCTACAAAATCAAGAAAACACATCAAAATATATTGATACAGACTTATTTGATTTTGCAAAAAAGAATGATTTTCTAATTCAGATTGAAAACAGAGGCGGATTTACAGATGAAAATAAATTTGATGTACAAGGATTCTTATTAGACGAAAGGTGGAATAACTATAGATTAAAGTTATCTCCAGGAACTCCAAAGTTTGAACCTGAACAAATTAATAAAATGGTTGCTCAATTGGTAGTTCAAGAGTTTGTTGGTAATAGTAGTGCTAAAACTTTAGTTATAGATGATCTTATTACTTCAACAATGAGCGGTAGTGATTTTAATGGTAGTTTAAAATCTATTGATCCTAATATATTACATGGAGTTGATATTACTTCAATTATGTATGCAAAAACTGGCGTTGATAAATTTTTAGTATTTCCAATGGGAATAAATAGTGCTAGCAATTCTACATCAATGAGCAAAGAAACATGGACACAAATATCTACTTATTGGAAACAAATGAATAACCCTAATTTTGATATATTTAAAGCTGTTGCTGACATTGGTGAAAGTCCTCAGAAATGGTGGACTAATAATATGACTAAAAATCAATTTGAAATAGAAGATTTCCTAAAAGTTCATGGTAATTTAGATAATTTTGAACTATTAGAAAGACATAGAGATCCGCAATTTAACGAAGCTTTATTTATGCAATTTCAAAAATTTATGCGACTTAAAAAAAGAATAGGAATGAATATAGATGAAGATGGTGTTTTTGGTGGAGATTTTGAATTTGTTGAACAACAAGTTAAAGAATATATTGGTTTGAGCAATCAAAATTTATTTAAAGAATTTTCAGATAAATTTAATACTTATGCATCACTTGATGAAATTAATAAAACATATGGAAAAACTGTTTCTGATTTTATTAAAAGAAATGAAATGAAAATGAATAGCCAGCAAGGAGAAAAAGGTATTACTTTTGGTGCATTTTCTTTTAGTAATATAAAACCTAATACAAAAGTAACAAACGATTTTAGAACATATTTATTAGGCATTAATCAAGGCGCAAACTGGAAAAACAACAAAAACAATTATTCAAGAATATTAAAAAAGGGTAACGCTGATACAGAAAAAATAAATGCAGACTCAGAAGTTATTGAAGTAAAAAATTCAATACCAAGTCTAATTAAACAGTTGTTAGAAAAAGTAGATCCAAATGCAAAAATAGATCTTATTACCACAAAATATAATAAAGGACCTTCTGCTCCACAAATAACATTTATTAATAAGGCTGATGATTTTGTTGATCCTGATGAAGATTTAACAGAAGTTCCATTAATGCAATCACAAGAATTTCAAAGAGGTAAAATAAAACAAAGATTGCTTGATGATCAAGAAATTTTAGATGTTTTAAAAGAATATAGACAACAATCTGTTTATGGACAAGGAGATGAAATAGATGATCTAATTTCACATATTCAAAAAAATATTGATGTTTTATTTTCTCTTACTCCCTATAATGGCAAGGTTGCAAATACTATGCCTACTCAAGCCATATATGCCGAAGGAATTAATCTTATAAAAAAGAAATATGATTTAAACGAGGATAACATATTACAACTTATAGAAGACGCATTTGCACCAACAGGAGCTTCAGTAGATCCTGCTTCTCAAAAACTTGTAGACGGAATTACTTTTTTAAAAAATGGTAAACCTTTAGCTATAACTGACTGGGAAGAAATAACAGACTTTGAATTATATAGAAAAGTAAAAGGTCAACAAAAAGCTAGCACTAAATTAATAAGAGATTCACAAATAATTATATCTGCAATGAAATATACAACTCCATCAGATATGTTTCACGAAATTGGTCATGTAATAATACCTACTTTAGAAGAATTTTTAGATACTAATGAATATAATAAAGTGTTAGATTTTTATTCAGTAAAAAACAGAAAATGGACTAGAGATAGTCATGAAAAACTTGCTGATGATTTTGCAGACTATATGGGTAACCCAAATAAAGGATTCTGGAAAGATGTTAATAAAAATGCAATTGTAAGAATGTTTGAACAACTTATTATTGTGTTTAAAAAATTGTTTGGAGTGTTTGTTACTGAAAACACAGGGTTGTCGCCTGAAGTTAAAAAATTTATATATAAAATTAATAAACACATGCCAAAAGAAGGTTTTAGTAAAATAGAAAAAGAACTTATACCTAATTTAAACAATGGTTCAAAATTGATAGCAAACGAAATAGACGCAAAACATGTTAGAAAAATACAAAAACTAGAAGAAGTGTCAGAACACGTAAAAGAAGTTATGTCAGATCCTAGTGGTAAATCTCCTAGAAAACCTGGAGAACCATACCTATTAGGTCATAAAAAAGGTGATGAGCCATACAGCGTATGGTATGACCACGAATTGCCTATGGATGAAGAAACTACACAAAGAGCTTTGTTACGACAGGTAGAAGGTGCTAGGCAATATAATAAAAATATTGTAGAAAAATGGACAAAAGAAACTCACAAAGAAATATATGATAAATATAAAATTAAAATTGAAAATTTAACAAATAATTTTAGCGAATGGGGAACTACAAATGATACTTTAGATTTATTTGCTGCTTTACATGGAGAAATATTAATAACTAATCCAAAATTTATAACTAAAGATATGGTTATTTTTCAAGAATCAGGAAAAACATATGGTATTAAAACTCCTGTAAGCAGAAAAGAAGCTAGAGCGTCTTTAACTGATAACTGGAAAAAAGAAATGTACGATCAAGTGTTAATGCTTAGATTAGATGAAGAATATGAAACTTTAACTTTTTTAGGAGACACTTTTAGAGCTATAGATGTTGGTGATTTAGATAAAACTAGATTATCTTTTAATGCAGAAATATTTTTAGAAAAAATGATGGGTATACCAGAATATTTTCCAAGATTATGGCAAACTAAATCTGGAGACCCTATAAAACCAAATCAAAGTCTAGGTAGCACAAATTTTGGATTAAAACCTGGCTTTGCAAAGGGCAGAGTCAATAAAACATTTATAGAAATGTTAATAGGTAATCCTGATAAAAATTTTGAAGGACTTTTGCCAAGCACACCAGACCCAGCATTAATGATGGCGCAAAGAAGAATAGGCGGTCTTAATTATCGTGAAGTGTCAGTAATGATGAATACATTAAATAGAAATAATTTATTAAAAACTTTTGATGAACTTGTTGAACTTTATGGAATAGGAAATGAAAAAGAAATAAAGGCGTCATGGGGTACTCCTGAAATTGGACCTGCGTTTGAAGGTATGGTAGTTCCAAAAGGAGAAGGAGATGTAGCTTTTACTAGAAAATATTTAGTTCCAAAAGAAATAAAAACATTTTTAGAAAATATATACAATAGGAGTGATGAAGGCTTTATTGAAAAAGTAGATCAAATTAACATGTTGTCTAAACAAATAAAAGTTGCATTTGCTCCTTATCAACATACAGATATGTGGTATAGAGCTATTAATGCAGGATTTACAGGATCAGTTTTTGAAACATTTGTATCTGTGTCTAGTAAAGGTATGCCTATACCAAATTTTGTAAATTTAAAAAACCCTAAAAGATTAGCACAAGGTATTTGGGGAGTTACAGGAGCGCCAATATCTTTAACAACAGATATTTTATTTTCAAATATTCCTGTAGTAGGTGATGTTTGGAGAAAAAAATTAAGTGAACAATTAAGTTCAGATAAATCAGTTAATGCATTACTTAAAGGAAATGCAGGAAAAGTAACATTTAAAATGTTGGTGCAACAAGGTTCAGGTTTTACAGGGGATAGAGGAATTACAAATGCAGTAAGAGAATCGTTATCTCTTTATAAGAAAAATAATCCTAATTTACCTAAAAAAGCATTAAAAGAACTTGGCAAAATAAATCAATTTTTTCAAGATGGTTTATTTGAAGGAACATATAGGTATGCACAAGCATATGGTTTAAAATATTATATATTGCCGTACTCATCAAGAGTTAATACTGATTTTACACCTGAGCAACATGCGGCGTGGGCAGCAACATATTCTAACAGAATGTTTTCTACTTTAGGTTTATTTCAAGAATGGATAAAAGGTGAAACACAACAGAAATTTTTTAATACTTTAATATTTTCTAGAATTGAGGGTCAAGCATTGCCAGAACAATGGGCAGAAATGACAGGTAAACAAATGGAAGATTTGCCTTTACCTTTTAAATTAGGCGCAAGAAATTTAGAAGTAACAACAGGAAAAAGAAAAGGTTTTAACAGAAAAAGAGCGCAATTTTGGAGTCAATATAATGTTTCATGGTTTGCTACATTTTGGATAATGGGTAACTTAATTAACGCAGGATGGGCGGTATCAAAATATGGCGCACCTAAGGATTTAAAAGATTTTGAAGAAAATTACATAATGAAAGATGAGCAAATGAATCCTTTACAAAAAAACATTGACGAAGACGCAACATTTGGATTTATGCCACAATATAATTCTAAATTTATGTCTCCTATAATTGGTGATTTTGGAAGAAATGGCACACCAGTATACATGGATCAAGTTGGTCAAATGGATACATTTTTTAGATGGTTTCAACCAGATCAAGCAATACAAAGTAGATTAGGTGTTGGACCCGCAGCAGCAGTTAGGCAAGCAACAGAAAGAACTTTTTTTGGGCAACCATTTGAAACTCCCGAAATGAAAGCTATTCAAGCAGCTATGGATTTAAGTGCGCCTTGGATGGCTAATAGTTTATTAAATGTAGTAGGAAGTAAATATCCTAAAACACAAAAATATCTACCTACTTCTGAAAAAAGATTAGGAGTTGCAGGTCAAGCTGGTCAAGTATTTGTAAATTTACGTTCTATTAATAACGAAGGATTAAGGCAATATTCAATTGATCAATACAAAAGGCAATTAACTGATCCAGAACAAATTTCTGGCTTTCCTAATAAATGGATGAATTTAACTCCAGAACAAAAAGATCAAATATTTAATACTTTTCCAAATATAAAAGATGAATTTGACGAAAGAAAAATGGAAAGTTATGCTCTTGAGCAATTACAAGCTGAATCAGAACTTAAAAAAGGATCAATATATAGTGAATCAACAGCTAGACTTGCTAATGACACAATACGTAAACAAATAAATCTTATTGAAAACTTTGTTGAGAATCGAGGAATATTTGGTTCTGAATTATATTTAGAATCTATACAAGATAGAGGTCAAAATCCTGAATATAAAAAATTAGAAAAATTTAGAGACGAATTAAAAAATATAAAACAAGATCACTATGCAGGTAAAGATTTTCTAGAACAAGTTTTAGCTATGAAAGATTATGTTCCGCCTGAAACAAATGAAAATACAGAAGCTTTAACGCAATATTATAACGAAATGGAAAAATATTATGATAGTGCAGGTGTGTTTTTAGTAGAAGATTGGATAAATTATAGAGATAATACGTTAATGCCAAGCTATAACGAAGGACAAAGGAATTGGGTTGAAGTAAACATAGGGCGACAAGACGTACTACATTTAAAAGATTTTAAAGATTGGGAAAATGAAGCTTTTGAAAACAACTACATGTATAACTACTCTGAGTACAGAGATTGGTGGGCAGAAAGGCTTAGCGACATAAAAGAACAAAGAGACGCTATTCCTGAAGATAGATATTTGACTAAATAATAAACATAGCGCAAAATATTGCGTATAACTAGAAAAAGGAAATAAGAGATGGTAACTGAACAGACCCCATCGGGTGATTCAGCGAATCAACTTCCTAAAGAGGATGAGGGAATAGAAGATATTACTTCTACTAACCAACCTCAAGAAGGAGCGGATTCACAAACTGAAACTGGTGCGGCTGACCAACCTCAAGGTCAATCGCCTGAACAGCGAACTTTTACTGCTGACGAGTTTTCCAAATTTCAGTCTAAGACTGATAAACAAATTGGTGAACTTCAAGAACAATTGCAGTCAGAGCGCGCAACTAGGGAAAAAGCCGAGGATCAAGCTAGAATGTCTGGTTTGGATAACGAAGTTGCAATTTTCCAAGAACAGGAAAAGCAAAAAGCTGTAACACAATTTGGCATGGATGAAAATCAAGCTGGTGATTACGCTAGGCAACAGGCAGATATGATGAAAAATTTATATCTGAAGGATATGGCAGCTAAAAGCACTCAACAACAGTTGGCTGAGCAAAACAAAGTAAATGCAGAATTATCTGGAAAAGCTTTAATAGGTGAGATAGCAGGAAAATATAATATACCAGCTAACGATCTACAAAGTTTAGGGATAACAAATGCGGATGCTTTAGATAAGATGGCGCAAGTAATTGCGGATAACAATAGATTAAAATCTCCATCAGCACAACCACAACAGTTTGATAATAATTATGCTGACTCAACCGTAGCTCCAACAGACGCAGAAAACTTGATTGATCGGTACAATGACGGCGACCCGAATGTCTCATGGGATCAATTCGTGGAAGCTGGCAAAAAATTAGGAATAAATTTTTAAAATAAGGAGATACAGATATGGCTTCTACACAGACAGCTAATACTGGTAACTTAGGATCAATACAGCGAACTGTAATATCTCAAATGAGATATACAGAAGAACACAACATGCCAGTTGTGAACCTAATTGAAAAGTTTACTTTGAGAAAAGGTGAGAAGCAGATTGATATTCCAAAAGCAGGAACAATGACAGCATTGGACCTAACTGATGGAATTGACATGACAGATAGTGAAGACATCGAAGCTACTGTTGTTTCTGCAACTACTGCTGAAGTTGGTTTAAAAGTTATCATTACAGATAAACTTGCAAGACAATTTAACCAAGACGTATTTGGAGTCGTAGGACGACAAATGGGTGATGCTATGGCTAGGAAAAAAGATACAGACGCAATTGCGTTATTTTCAGCTTTAAATGGCGGAACTGATTTTGGTGCAGATAATGCAAATTTAAGTTACGCAAATGCTTCTGCGAGTGTCGCAAAAGCTAAAGCTGCTAAATTTGGTGGTCCACTATTCGTAGTACACCACCCTAACGCACTTTACACATTATCAAAAGACACAGCTCAGATTGGAACAGCAGGTGCGCAATTACCTGATGCATTTAAACAATCTCAAGTTCAAAACTTCTATACTGGTATTAGAATTAATCAAGTACCATTTTTTGAAGATGGAAACATTGAAAAAGTTGGTACAACAGCTTCTGGTATTGGTGTTATTGCAAACAAAAGAGCTTTAGGACATGTGTCCTCACAAGCTAGAAGAGTTGAGAGACAAAGAGATGCGTCTCTTAGAGCAGTTGAAATGGTAATTACTGAAGATTATGGTATGTTTGAAGTGGATGACACTTTAGGTGCGCCAATGAGATTTGAAATCGGTGATGTAACTACATCTGCATAATAGGAGGATAAATGCCAATAGATAAACAATTACAAAATATGCTTAACACAAGAGGTTATGCTGTTCGACCCCTAGAAATGGGTGGTAGACCAAAAATAACTATATGGAAAGAATCAAAAATTGATGGAGAAATGGTGTGGGAACCCTACCCAAATATGCCAGGAGATGCTGATTCTATTAAAGGATATCTAAATAAAGGTTTTGAGTTGGCTAAACCTACTTCAATAGAAGTAAGTCATCCGTCTATACAAAAGACTAAAAAGGTTGAGCCTGTCAAAAAAGAGCAGGCTCAGCCAAAGTCTGAAGAAAAACCTAAACCTAAGGCAACGCCAAAAGCACAGCCAAAGGTTGAAAGCAAAACTAATGACTTAGTTTCTAAAGCTATTAAAGCTACAGAAACATCTGAACGTAAAGATCAGACGAGTTCAGAATAAACATTATCGATTGATCGCAGGGTGTATAACGAAACCTGTAAAAATTAATAAAGGAGAAAACAATGAGTTTTCCAGCAACAATACAAGGTAGATGGGGTTTTGAAAAAGATGTCACTACTTCTAAAAAACACAAACTAGGTGCAATCATGCAAATTGAAGATACTTATTATAGGTATGTAAAAGCAGGAGAGGACCTAATAGCAGGACAATTACTAGAAACACCAGCAGTCGTTCCAAATCACAATGATGATTTAGTAGTAGCGGCAACTGGTACAGCAGGCGATAGTTCTGTTTCAATAACTGTAGGAGGAACCGCAGTTACAAAAAACCAATATCAGGATGGCTATTTATACTTTAATGCAACTACTGCCACTTCTGGACAAACAAGTTCAGGGTTTAGGTACAGAATTAAAGAACATGCCGCAATAGATTCTTCTGGAACTGGATCATTTACTATAGAAGATTACGGTGGTCTAGCAGCAGCAATCGTTGCAGGAACAGATACTGCTGGTCTAATTGCTAATCTCGGTTCAGATGTATTAACTTCTAATACTACAGAACTTGGAGGATTAGTTGGTGTCACAGTAAATGACATCACTGATAATTCTTATGGTTGGGTACAATTCTATGGACATGGTATTTGTCAAGTAGAAACAACTCCAGCCATTGGGGGTGGTTTAATGAGATCCAATGCAACAACAGGTGCGGCTGAAATATCAGATGGCTCGCAAGCTCTTGTTGGATCCATGGGTAGAACTTTAGGTGTTGATG